GAATTTAGTAGATGAATTATTAAAAGCGGATGTAAAAAAAGCGGAAGAACTGGAAACAGGTGTGTTTAAATCACGCAGACTTGCAAAAATTCTTGAAACAGATGAGCCGGTGGATGTAAAGATCCGTGAAATCAAAGCAAGAAGATTAAATGATATTGCAGCACATCAGATTGACAGTAATGGAAAAGTGGATTTCTCAAAGGTGTATGACGCATCTTTAATTGCTTGCGTGGAAGGATGTGTTGAGCCAGATTTAAGAGATAAAAACTTGCAGCAACATTTTGGATGCGATTCGGCGATTAAATTAGCAGAAATGCTGTTTGGCATGGAAGCAAAAGATATATCATCGGCAATTTCGGAATTATCTGGAGTGCTGACAGAGGAAAACGAGGAAGAAATAAAAAACTGATTGAAACGAATTGGGAGGTGCAATTAATGTACCTCCTTTTTCGTTATCACAACATGAAACCATCAGAGTATTACCGGATGGGGTATGGAGAGAAACAGGTAATACGAGCGTTTATGCACTATGAGGCAGAAAAACGCAAGGAAGAAGCAGATAAAATTGAAACCATGAGCAATCAGTAAGGAGATATTATGGCAGGGAAAATAGTAGACGTAACGCTCCGACTGATTGACAAAATATCCAGTCCGCTGAATGCAGTCGGGGCAAGTTTAAAAGACAGTTCAGGTCAATGGATCAAAGCTGGAAAAGACATTGAAAAAGCGGGAAACAGCATATCTGCAGTCGGAGGAAAACTGACAACTGCAATCACAGTGCCTGTGGCAAGCATGGGTGTGGCAGCAGTTCAAAACTTCGGTAATGTGGATAAAACGCTGAAGCTTGTTGAATCAACGATGGGCGATACAAAATGGGCGACAGGTGATCTGGAAGGTGCATTAAAAAAAGCGGCGGCAAATTCTGTTTTTACAATGGATGAAGCTGCGGATGCGACATTAAATTTTGCAAGGCAGGGATTTGATGCAAAAAAATCAGCGGAGATGTTGGAGCCGGCGTTATCGCTTGCGGCAGGAACGGCAACAGATCTATCGGAAGTCACATCCGGATTAGGAAATACTTTAAAAGTATTTGAGTCGCAGGGATTAACAGCGAGCGATGCGGCAAATATTTTTGCCCAGGCACAGGCGCAGGCAAACACAACGACGTCAGATCTGTTTGAAGCAATGAGCGTCGGATCATCCATCTTTAAAACAGTAGGCTGGTCTATGCAGGATTTGGCAGCAGTCACGGATGTATTTGGAGATAACTTTATCTCAGGATCAGAAGGCGCAACCGCTAT